AAAAGCAAGAACTGGGAATCGAACCCTTTGCTCGGGGAGGGCATCCCAATGAAAAAGGCCATCAACTCATAGCAGATCACTTGATTGAACACATAAAGTATGCTAAAATGTTAGAGTGATAGATGTACTTTCTTACCTACCAGCCAAACGCAAAAGCACCAGCTCGGGCTGGATAAGCTTCAATGCGCCTTGTTGCGTCCACAATGGTGAGTCACCAGATCGACGACAACGTGGCGGCCTCAAAACAACAGACCAAGGTTGGAGCTATCATTGTTTCAACTGCGGGTTCACTGCCAGCTTTGTGTTGGGACGGAACTTGTCGTTTAAAGCTCGTAAGCTGTTGGGCTGGCTCAATGTTGATCGAAATGAGATCGAGCGTATCAATCTTGAAAGTCTCAAACATAAAAATATCGCTGGCATGCTCGACGAACGACAGCAGGTACTTCAAAAGTTGCAGGACATCAACTTCGAAGATCGAAACTTACCAGCCGACACACAACCCCTAAATGACACAGCACTGCAATATCTTGAAGATCGTTGCATACCTCGAGATTATCCTTTGTTGTACAAGACCATGCCGCGACCGGGCATATTGATACCATTCACACACAATGGACAGGTGGTCGGGCATACCACAAGATTTTTAGATGATCGTACACCCAAATACATACAAGACATACAGCATGGATACGTATTCGGCACAGATTTGCAAAAGAACAGTTGGCAACATGCCATCGTAGTCGAGGGCGTGTTTGATGCACTCAGCATCGGCGGTCTGGCAGTGTTACATGCTGAAATCAATGATGCACAGGTTCGATTGATACGATCTCTAGGTAGAGAAATCACAGTAGTACCTGATCAAGACGAAGCAGGATTGAAGCTGGTGGATCGCGCTATAGAACTAGGATGGGCAGTGAGCATGCCAAGTTGGGGCGCAGACGTCAAAGACGTCAACGATTCTGTAAAGAAATATGGTCGTACAACAACCATGCTGAGTATTTTTGAAGCTAGAAATACCAGTCGTATCAAGATAGAAATAGCTCGCAATAACTTGCTCAGGAAGATTCATGGCTAGATTATTTGTCTACGGCGATAGTTACAGCACACCAGGATTCTGTGTAGAACCCAAGGATTCTTGGTGGGGGCTGATTGCATCTGCTTTGAAAATTCACGGTATAGAGAACTACAGCTGGCCTGGCAACAACATTGACAGCATATCACATCTTGTTGTTGCTGGCGCTGGATTTGCTCGAGATGACTACGTAATCATTGGTGTTCCGCCTATTGAACGTTTTACTGTGTATGATCCTGATGGACAGCCTCCCATACGGTATAGATTTTTTAACAATCTTGAAGAAATAGATCGCCAACCTATACTAGAGCATGATGGGCTACGCCAAGTGACCACACATCAGTTGGGCAAAGGTTATGTCATGAGCTGGAATCGCAGTTGGCAAGAAGCACAGGTGTTGAGAGAGCTGTTTCTTTTAAAACAGTACATCCTAGGCTGGACGCCGCATGTGCTGATAGTGAATTTGGCCGAACCTTTCCAACCTCAAACAGATTGGCCAGTGTTGGGCAGTATCCAACGACGCTTCTTGGCAGATCCTTACAGTATTTTGTTTGAGGACACATATTATTCTGTCAACAAAGGCATCAATCGTCCAGTGGACTTTGACTCTTTTGGCTGGCACGGTCATCACAGCGCAGTGGGCAATCGTCACTGGTATGATACTGTGCTGGAACCCAGGATCAAACACTTGGGGTGGACATGATTTACTTTGGCGGATGTAGCATTACCATGGGTGCAGGATATCCTGATCAGCAACAAGATCCAACGATATATCCCAACATCGTGTCACGAACCATGCATACTCATGCTGACAATCAAGCTGAAGGTGGATCCAGCAATCTGAAGATATTCACTCGTGCAGCCAAGGCCTTGCTGGATAGATCGCACGATGCCTATTTTGTGCAATGGAGTGCTCTACATAGGCATTGGGTCTACCCCAGTCCCAAACAAGGATTCTATATTGGTAGCTATGCCGACAATGGTCTGGTTGACCGATCATTTGTGGCCCAATACCAGTTGCTGAATCATGACTATGGCAATATAATGAGTCTAATAGACTACACAAGGATACTACAACAAATGGCCGATGATGCCAGCAGTAACATTTGGTTTGTCAACGGTATGCTACCCTGGACCGAGGACATGCTGACAGGAACAGAACCTAGCCAATATGCTCGGCAGTTGTATCAAGGACTGTCAGAACAGGAAACACAAGATTTCAAACAACGACTACAAAATAATCTTGAACTCATTGACTGGAAGCAATGGATCAACCCTTGGCACAGCATTGCTGACCTACAGACCGACGATGCACCTTTGGATACCCATCCTGGGCCCAACACACACGCCAAGTTGGCCGAAATGATTTTAGATATCATTGACAACATTGATACATAACAACGAAAGATATTATGAAAGATTATTCAGTAGAAGTCCAGCGACTGTTTCTTGAGATTATGTTGCAAGACGCACAGAGCTTTGTACGAGTGCAAAACATCTATAACGATGAAAACTTTGATCGTAGTCTGCGTAGTGCGGCCAAGTTTATCAAAGAACACGCCGACAAGCACAAGACACTGCCTGATCGTAAGCAGGTACGAGCAGTGACCAGCGTAAACTTGGAAGAGATTCCTGAACTCAATGACGGACATCTTGACTGGTTCATGGAAGAGTTTGAGGGATTTACCCGCCGTCAGGAACTAGAACGTGCGATCCTTAAGTCAGCAGACTTGTTGGAAAAAGGTAACTTTGATCCTGTGGAAAAGTTGATCAAAGATGCTGTGCAGATTTCGTTGACCAAAGACCTTGGCACAGATTACTTTGATGACCCCAGAGCTCGGCTCATGGCTCTAAAAAACAACAACGGGCAAAACTCCACAGGGTGGCCTGCGCTGGATCGATTGCTGTATGGTGGATTCAATCGCGGTGAACTACAAATCTTTGCAGGTGGCTCAGGCTCGGGCAAGAGCTTGTTCATGCAGAACTTGGCAGTGAACTGGGCACAGGCAGGACTCAACGGATGCTACATTACACTAGAACTGAGTGAAGGGCTGTGTTCAATGCGTATTGATAGCATGATGACAAATACATCCAGCAAAGAGATCTTCCGAGACATTGACACAGTGGAAATGAAGGTCAAGATGATGCAGAAAAAGTCTGGTGCGCTACAGATCAAGTACATGCCAGCACAATCAACAGTGAATGATATCCGTGCATACTTGAAAGAGCTACAGGTCAAGACAGGCAAACGAGTAGACTTCCTATGTGTAGACTACTTGGACTTGATCATGCCTGTCAGCGCCAAGGTATCGCCTAATGATTTGTTTGTCAAAGACAAATATGTGTCAGAAGAACTACGCAATCTGGCCAAAGAGCTCAATGTGTTGTTTGTCACAGCTTCACAGCTAAATCGTGCGGCAGTGGAGGAGATCGAGTTTGACCACAGCCATATATCGGGCGGTATTAGTAAGATCAACACAGCGGACAATGTATTTGGTATCTTTACCAGTAGAGCCATGCGTGAGCGTGGACGCTATCAAATCCAGCTGATGAAAACCCGAAGTTCTTCGGGTGTGGGGCAAAAGGTAGATTTAGAGTTTGATATTGAGAGTCTGCGCATCAGAGACCTTGGAGAAGATCAACAGCAAAGTTCAGGATTTGTCAAGAAGCCCAGCATCTATGAATCAATCAAGGCCAAGAGCCAAGTATCTGAATCAGTGGATGAAGAAACTGGTGAAGTTGCCAAAGTATCAGCTGATGTACACAGCTCAGCATTGAAAAAAATGTTGAACAATATCAAAGCCAATGGATGATGTACGACATCAATCAGGTGCGTCATGTACATTTAGAAATATCCAGTAGGTGCAACGCGGCCTGCCCGCTGTGCCCCAGGAACTTCTACGGCTATCCCTACAATGATGGCTATCTCGAACATGACATGACCTTGAGTGAAGCACAACAGATATTTTCCAAAGAGTTTCTTGGCCAGATCAAAGAAATATATGTAAATGGAAATTTTGGTGATGCGGTGATGAATCCACACACTGTTTCTATACTCTCATATTTTAAACAAACTAATCCTGATCTTTCTATCACGATCAGTACCAATGCCGGCGCCAGAGATCGAGAGTTTTGGCAAGCCTTGGCTCGGCTGGGAACAATAGTGCATTTTTGCATCGATGGGTTGGAAGATACTCACAGTCTTTACCGTCAAAATACTCTTTATTCCACAGTTATCCGAAATGCACAAATCTTTATTTCAGCAGGCGGGCATGCTGTGTGGAAAATGATCGAGTTTGACCACAATCAACATCAATGGGATCAAGCTCGCGCT